TGAACCAGTTGCCCTGTCCAAGCTTACTAGCACAGAGCCATTCCGAGTTCAGCTTAAAGCTTACACCAACGCGGCTGACTCCGGCACCACGATTTACTTCAAAGGGAAGCTTAACTCTAGACCAGTCGCGGAGACGCTAACACTGTCTTCGAGCAACTACTACGGATCCCAGGAATTCGATGAGGTGCATTACGTATCCAAGAACACAACCTCCGGGGCTGTCCTGTTCTCTAACGGCGCTTCCACCGAAACCATCCCGGCGGATGAAACCAAGTACTCTCTTTGCCGGGTTCGTCTCAATCTCAACCCTGAGTACGTAACGGGTGAAGACGTTTCGATCATCGTGATCGGAAAGAAGCGCGTCAGACCAATGCGGCATGACTACGACGAGCCCCAAGTGCGAGGCATAGATAATTCCCTAATTTCGTTCGTGGAGGGAGATATGCTTGAGCGTTCTAGGCAATACGCAAAAGCTCAGGTGAAGTATGCGGAAGCATCAAGCCTGCTTGATATCGCTAGAGACATTGAGCGAGGGCAGTCAGCTGCCGTGAGTATCCTACAGCCAACGGTGATAGGCGATTACGACCGAGTTGATTTTGGATTCTAAGCAATGCCAGTTTATTTCAATGACGCCACTGATGATCCGCTCGTATTTGATTCCCAACCAGTCATCCAGGGAATCAACTCATACGGACGTGCGTCTACGATTCCTAATATCCTGGCAAGCAACCTCGAGAATGTAGAGCTCTCCACCTCTGGGATCACAAAGAGCCGACGAGGTGCCTGGAGAATATCATCTGACACTTACACCACCGTCCATGCAGTCATAGGGTTGCGGACATCCGTATGGGACTACGGTCTCATGATCTTTGCGGACGGTAATGTCTACCTGCACACCCCAGATGTGACAGGGGTTTTGTTCACCGGAGAATATAACAGCTCGGCCCAGGCCCATCAGTGCAGTGCAGCTGAAATCAATGGAGCAATCTATTTTACAGACGGGAGTGGCGACATACTCGTCATTCGACAAACTGGTTCTGAAGACATTCTGGTTGATGCTGACGGTAATGGCGTTTGGGATGATGTCAGCAGCATTGTTGCTTACGACGTTGCAGTCGAGATCGCAGACACTGACAGCCCAGAAAACACAAGAGCCCTAACAGCCCACATGTTCCGGTTGTTCTGCGCGACCGGCATCGACAACCTCCACGTATCCTACATCCTGCCCGATCTGGGTGCTGACCAGAACGAGGAAGTAACCTCTGATCCAAATAACACCGACCCTGGGACTGGCGACATATTCCCAGCAATCAATTCGATTAGGATCGGAAAGGGCAACAGTGATGCCATCCGGTCCATCGTTGCTTTTAAAGATTTCCGAGTCGCTATTCTCAAAGACAACTCAATTTACGTTGTTAACGCAGACCCAACATTGAGACCAGCCGATTACACTGTACAGCTGGTGAGCGACAAAGTGGGATGCCTGGCTGAGAAGTCGGCAGTCAGAGTTGGAGACGACATTTTGTTCCTGTCGCGCGATGGGGTGCGCAGCATTGGCACCGCATTCCAACAGGATCAGGTCGCAACCTCGGACCCCATCTCACTTCCGATCCACGATATCATTGAGGAGATCAACTGGGGGTATGCCAACCGTTCATGCGCTGCCTACTGGCGAGGCAGATACATCCTAGCAGTGCCTACTGGATCGTCCACGACTCCCAACACTGTCCTGGTATACGATACCAATCTCAAGCAGTGGTCTGGGCGCTGGTCTGGCTGGAAGCCAACTGCATTTGATATCTACGAACCTCTCAATGACAGGCGGCGCCTAGTTTGGGCTGATGCGACAAACAACAACGTCGTCTACCTGCGCGACCATATAGACGAAGACGCAACCACCGAGAACGATTACGCTGACCAGCTGGGGGCGGACTACACCCAGGTGCCGTTTGAGATTCTGACTAGAGGGCTGACTTTCGGTGACCCTATCTCACCCAAGACGTGCGACTTTCTCGAGGTTGAATTTTACAAAAGCAAAGCCAGGGCAAACATCACGCTAATCCCTGACGGTGGTGACGAAGTCATTCTGGACAGTGGGCAGTTGGTGGACACTGGAACCGGTGAGCTCCGATTGGATTTTGTTTTGCCAGCTGTCCTAGGCAAGCCTGGCATTGTGCGGCACAACATGAGCTTGACGGGCACCAACCAGGGTCGTGAGTTCCAGGTCAAGATCACCAGCTCGTCAGCAACTCAGGTTACAGAGGCTGGGTTGCAGCTGGATGATCAGAGATACATTGCACTCCGAAACATCAACTTGGGAGCGTTCCTCGAGACGCTCGAGAAACAGGTTTGAAAATTGACAGGGTTCTTGAATTCGCCAGGAAAAATGGAAACGGGAGAATATTCTCGAATTGGACAGATGATGAGGTACGGCAGCACCTGGTGTTCCACAACCGGAACGGAACACTCATGGTCGTCGAAGAATGGGGAAACATTGCTGGGTTCGTTACCTACAGGAGGATTAAAGACTTCGATGGTGACATCGTTCCTCACTTTTGGGCGCCAAACAACCCGGAGGGTAAAGACGTTTATCTCCATGAACTTTGCAATCCCGGCAAACATGCGACCTACACCATGCTGGCAACTTTTGAAGAATTTAACCAGGACGCACCGGAGCTGACCTACTGGGGGCACCGTCGGGAAAAACTGAAACGATACACATACGCTGACTTTAAGAGAATCATATGGGCTCACCAAAAACACCACCACCACCTGACATAGCCGCGGCAAACGAAGCTGCTGTTTATGCGGACGTGGAGACGCTGCCGATCCGAAAAATGATCGAGTCAGCTGCTGCGCTAGGCACGTCTGTCACCTACACCGATCCAAAGACAGGGGAGCAGAAAACAGCTGACTTTAGCGGATTTGGTGACATCGATCAGACCAGGGCACAGTTGGACTTCATGGCTGAATCTGCACGCACAATCGCCAAGAGCCAGCTAGATGTTCAGAAAGAGTTTGGAGCTGAATTTATTCAGCAAAGAATGAAAGAGCTTGAGCTTTCAGACCCTCAGGGGACTGAGATACGCAAGCTGCTCGGAGCTGAGGCGAAGAAAGATTTGGAAGCAGGCTATGGTCTTGGGGATGACCTGCGGAGGGAGGTCACTCAGGCAGTGCGCGGAGCCCAGGCAGCTCGAGGCAACATTATGGGTGATGCTAACGCAGCGGCTGAGGCGTTTGCCGTCGGTGATGCGGCAATCAGGCTCCGCCAGCAACGACTAGCTAACGCAGCATCGTTCCTGTCTGGGATTACCCCTGTAGCCCAATTTGGTGCCATATCCGGTGCCCAACAGGGAGCCGCAGGATTTAATCCCATGGGGATTCAACAGGGGACTGGTATCAATCAGAACGCAATGCAGATCGGTTCTAATTTCGCTATGCAAAGTTACCAGCAACAAAGTCAGAATGCCATTGCAGCTGCTGAGATGAACCCGTGGAACACGGTTTTGGGGACAGCTGGAGGACTTGCTATGGCTGGTTTGGGTGGTGGCGTTTTCGGATCCATGGGCGGAGCGTTCGGAGCTGGAGCATCTGGTGGTGTTAACGCGTTTCTTGGAGGTAATCGATGAGTTTTCAAAGCGGATGGAACGCCGGGCTAAACCTGGCTGCTAACATCAGGTCCAACGCGGCCAGGGATCGCGAGATGGACATGCAGGCCAAGCGTGATGAAGTGAACAAGCGTGCAACTGAACAGCTGATTGAGCAACGCGCTACCAAAATGAAGCAGGAGGATGCTGTCTTTGAGCGCATGGAGACTGATCGCGTAGAAAGCGAAACAGTGCTCGGCTACTTTGCGTCTGAGGCGGGCAAGCTCAAGTTCAGCTCTCCAGAAGACGTTACTACTTACCGAGATCTTGTTGGCTACAGTTTGAGCAACATTAAAGATCAGGATGTTCTCAATCGGTTCAGTCAGATCAACGACATGTTCCAGCAAAAGTATGCCTACAAGCGACAGATCGACAAGACGATCAAAGCTGAAGAGAAGTCGGTGTACTACGAGAAGCATAGTGACGACATGTATCAGAAAACCGGCATTGAGGTGGATCCTGACACTCCCCAGGGGCGCTCGCAGATTGACGGGTTCATTCGCTGGGAGGCTGCTTACGACGCACTTAAAAAAGCCGGCAAGACATGGGAGGATGCTGGGGTAAATGGATCCACTCGAAACATTTCGTCAGATAATTTCGCAAAGATTAACACTTTCTTAATGGAGACAGGTAAGCAGCAAGCTATCCTGGACAACATGACTGACCAGCAGAAGAACGCTAAAGCTATTGGTGAGAAAAGAGAACAGCTCCCAGCAGACGCTTCTTTGTCAGATCAAATCAAGATTACAAGCGGGGGTAACGAGCTTAAAATTTCGGAGCATGAAGCCATAGGTCAGGCGTTCATGGCTCTTGAGCTCGCAGTCAGCGCAGAGAAGCAGATGTCCAATTTGGGGATACCGTTCCAGGGATCAGCGTTCACAAGCTGGTTTGCTGATTTGAAACGCAATGCAGCTGCTTTCTCTAACCAGACATCAGACAATCTGGATGCTTTCAGATCCACGATCACTCAGCTAGTACCAGTTCTTGCTAGGGGTATCTTCCAGGAGACCGGGGTGCTCACTGAGGCGGATGTTAAGCTCTACAGTGGTACGATTGCTACGATTGAAAACACGCCAAAGTCCAATGAGCGAGTCATGGCTGCTACTCAGTCTCTCATTGCAAGAATTACGAGGAACCACCTCAAGCGAGCGATTGACGGTGGCATGGACGTGTCTAGATACGCAAGCGAGGCTTCTAAGTTGAAGAATGTGCCGACCCAAGCCTACTGGCTGAAAGACAAGATGTCTGAGGGTGAGGTAAACAATGCTGTTCTCTCTGGGATCTATGAAGACTTGGTTGTCAACGAAGTGATCTTCCCTGGAGAGACTGTCAAATTCTGGGCTAATGGAAGTTGGAAGATGAAGAAAGTCCCAGAGAAATCATTTTTCGGAAACGTAAATGCCGCAAACTAAGCCTGACTTTAGCGGACTGACTCTGGATATGCTAGAGTCAGTAGAACCCCGAAAGAACAACTTCGATGGGTTGACTCTCGACATGCTTGAAACGCCTGGTGAAGAAAAGCCAGACTTTTCAAATCTTCCAAAGATCTACGACGAGTTTGAGACATCATCCCCTGCAGAACTGTATCAGGTGATGAAGCAAAACCCTGGTCGGGCATACTCCAGGGATCAGTGGAATACCTACCTCGAGTATATGGCTGAGAAAGATTTCAGCCCAACCGAGGTTATTAAAAACTTCACTAGCGGCATTGGCCCAGTGGTAATGGAGGCAGCTGGCGGAGGGCTTGAGCTTCTGAAGATGAGTGCCAGTGCTGCTACTGCGTTGCACCCGTCTTATTTGGACGAGGATAAGTTCGAGAAAGTTGGAAACCTGGCTGCTACTGGTGTTGAGGGTGCCCTCCGAGCTGGTTACGACTTGGGCATCATTGGGCAGATGGTGCAGCTCAACAATGCACTCCAGGACAGTGTAGCTACACCGAGCGGATCCTACCAGGGTTACGGTTCTGGCTACACGTTCCCGACATACAAGAAGCGCACCTACAAAGATTTCCCGGAAGAGAAAAAGAACCAGGTCATCGACCTGGCGATGAAGCTGTCCAAAACGGTCGCTGATCGTAATTCCTACGCTGAGGGCAAAGGCACCGTATTGGGTGATATAGCAGGTTCAGTGCTTACTAGCGACGAGGACTCTGTAGCTACTGCTGATTCAGTCAAAGATTATTTGCTTGCAGCTGTTAATCCCAAAGCAGCTGAGATGCTATCGATTGTCAATCCACTCGCCCCAGAGACGATTGCAACCCGGCTGGGCACCAAGTATGGCAAACCGATTCAGATGGGCGCTACCAAAGCTGTCCTGGATGCGGCTGCTACTGGCGTTGAGAAGACTGCTGACGCTGTAACAGCTGCCGGTGGTAAGCTGAAAGAGCTTACAGCTGGTTTTGGTGACGACACGGCAGACATAGGCAAAGTCCGGGGTGTGTCTCCGGGCGTCGCAGCCAAAAGTCTTCAGACTATAGCTGACACTCTCAAAGCTGCCAGTCGGCAGGTCGATGAAGCCGGCAGTGATAACTTCCTGCTTCGCATGAGCCGCGATGGTGAGTTTGCTAGGAACAATCCTAGGATGCATCGGTATGCCAGGTTTTGGGGACATGGCATTTATAATGATGTACCGTTTCTGTCTCCGTTGCTACGTATGGCAGCACCTGTCGGTAACATCGTCATCGATGCTGCCGCAATGGGTGCTCGAGGTGCAATTGCTGGAGGTATCATGGCACTGCCGACCGGTGATGAGGAAATGACCGGAGTGTCCATGGCTGGTGGTGCCGGCATTGGTGGTATAGCAGGGGCTGGCAGGCGAGCGTTCTGGAACAACAAAATCCAGATTGAATCGGAAGCCAAACGGTTCATGAGTCAAATGGCTCCCGAGCTCCAAGAAATCATTCAACGTCGTATCGATGCTGGTGAGCTAGGGATGGGGGACATTGCCAGAATGTCAGCATTCGAGTCTTGGGCTAAACGATTTACCTCTGGGGTAACAGGTGACACTGACGTGGACTTTGTCTACTGGGATGGCAAAGACATTGAGCAAGTTGAAAAAATGCTGATTGATAATGGGGTTGATCAGTCACTTCCCCTGGACCATGTCCAAGCCAAATATGAAAACCAGTTTGAGAACAAAGACGCAGACAGGATCATAAGCCCAACCAGGGGCGTGCAGATGCTCAACACCAGGCAGGCCGGGTCTAAACCCATTGTCCTGGTGAACCTCGAGCGCATGACCAAGTCAACGCTCATCCATGAAAGCATTCACGCGCTCAAGCGTCTGGATCTTTACCAGGGAGCTTTTGACGACATCGAGGGCATCCTCTTCGACAGACCAGGCAGGGGTGGTGATGAAGCAACTAACGGCATGATAAGTGATGCCGACCTCGAGAGGTTTTACAGAGAATACCTGGATCGGTTTATAAAGTCTGCTAACACTCCAGAGCAGCTGGAATCAGGGAAGCGCATGGTTCGAGACATTATCAAGATGGACCAGCGTCGAGCAGACAACGCTACCCCTGGAACTCCTCAGTCCGACGTTGCTTATTGGCAGCGAGTCCGGATGAAAGAGGAGGTTGTTGCTGATGTATTTGAATCATTCCTCACAAACAAAAACCCTCTATACATCACTCAAGCTGGGCTAGAGACAAACGCACAAAAACTGGGCAGACCGTTCTCCAGAGTTGCAAAAACCATGGCAACCTGGATTGGTGCTACCACCCCATCTGGGGCTCTGTCTGTTCAGAATTACAGCAGAGATGGCAAGCGCATCGCATACGATTCGCCAGCTCTAGAGGCGTCAATCAACAACCTGATCAACTTCCAGAACCGGGTCACAGAGAAAAACGGAAAGCTTACCAGGGCTGAGGTTTCTGAGGGAGAATCCGGAGAATCGTTCAGGGCGAATCAGATTCGCAAAGGGAGCGCATTGGCTAGGAGCTTAGAGGCTAGTATTCTGGTCAAACATGACGAGAACGGTAATGCAGTCTACGACTCAGATGGGAACATCGTTTTCGAGGGAAGCCAGAAAGCTGTTCGAGACAAAGAGACTGCCAGGGCTAATTTCTTCCGAGACACTATCTCAAATCAGGTCATCAACGATGACGAAAAGCTCCCAGGCAAGCAGCCTGTCAGGCTTGACGTTGACACTGGCGAGATAACTGGGGACTACCTGCACCAGGACACTCTAAAAGCACTGAGGAATGCTCCCAGGTATCTGATGCCAAAGCGCCTGCTGGATCACCTGGAAACAATCAACGAAGCCGCGAAGAATGGGAATGTGATTGAGATTGATTACAACCCCAGGCTCTACACCCAGAACGGCAGGACAGTTCAGAAAGCTCAATACTCCTCTGCACTGGGATCCACCATCAGGCACGTTGTGCCATTTTCGATGCGGATCACCAAAGCTGGGAACTTCACTTTCAATGGGCTCGATATCACGCACCTGACCGACAAATATAATCGAGTCATGCGTGATTCCAGGAGGTCAGGGAACATCACGCAAATGTGGGGCGGAGACCGAGCAGCATTCCAGAAAGATCTCTTGCAGTATCTCGAAAACGCAACCAATCCCCCAGAGCAATTCGAGGGTGGCTTGGCTCGAGGTCTGGACGACAATCCAGCAGCAGCCAGGAAGAAAGCCAACGTGCTTTCTGCGTTCATGGGCTTCAAAAAGAAAGACATCGACTGGCGCAACAACACCTCGAGGCAGGACGCACTGCTGAGGGACATGAACCCGGAGCGCCAGGATAACGTCATTCGCACCAGGCGCTTGGATGCAGTCAACGCAGTCAGGTCAACTGACATGCCCAGGATGCCTCTGAGCCAGTCCGCTTACCGAGACATCCAGCGCAACCTGGAGCCTGGAGGCAACGAGGTTCGCAAGCGCCCATTTAGGGGCAGTCGAGTCTTGTCTGAGCAGCCATTTGTCAGAGGGCAGAATGCATCGTTTACCACCAGGCCCGGACTTATTTTCTTTGAGCCAGCTTTCCATGGATCTGGAGCGGACTTCGACAGGTTCGACATTGAAATGGTCGGGACCGGGGAGGGCAACGCAGCTTACGGCTACGGGCTATACGCAGCTCAAGACAGGAACATTGGTGAGGGATACCGCAAGCAGCTTGCTGACGGCAGCTCTTACACCGTTGAAGAGCTCAGAAGCTTCTTTGAAGTTGGGAGTATTATCCCAGCAGGTTTCGGTGGTTATGACAAAGTCATCGACTTCAATGCAACAGAAGATGGAAAGTGGACTGCGACTGTTGTCAGGGTGGAGCCACCGACGTGGAACCCACCTGGTAATGAAAGACCAAGAACTCACTCCACTGCTCCGAGCGACAGGGTCTACGAACATGTTACCGGCAATGAGCGAGGGTTCCTCTACAAAGTTGATCTAAACATAGACGACAGCAATGCACTCCAATGGGACAAGCGTCTGAGCCAGCAGTCCGAGCCAGTGCGTCAGGCAGTTGAGAAGATCTCAAAGAGTCTTCAATCCAGTGGATCCAATTACGCTAACATTCAAAACTGGGAAAACTTCCAGAAATTGGATCCAAGTGGCGCTTCAATCTACAAGTCGATTGAGGAGTATTACAGGATTGGTGAGGAGCAGAACGGCACCTATGAAGCTGCCAACAAGATGGCTTCTGAAGCGTTGCTTGCAAACGGGGTAAGAGGCATCAAGTACCTCGATGGGCCTAGTCGCAAGAAGAAAGATCGCGAGTCATTTAACTACGTGATGTTTGATGATGCTGACATCAAGATCCTCGAGAAAAACGATCAGCCAATCAGTCCAAGTGATGTAGTTAAGATGTTCGATCCTGGAGATGCTAAAGCCCAGGAAGACAAGATTCGTAGGATGGATGTTGGAGACAAGTCCAGGAAGCAGGTAGGACTTAGCATCGCAGACTACCCAGACAATCCCGATCCAAACTCAGTGGCCCTCCCCGCTAGGATGGGAGTAGTCAACCGCAACATTGCTGGCGTACCAAATA